ACAGAAGTCTTTGAGGTTGCGATTGAGCATGGTGGAACCGATGGTGCTGGAACTAATGCAGGGGATAACATTGTTCTGGACGGTACGGATTCTGATCAGAATAATGCGACAGACCAGATTATTGTAGAGGGATATTCTAATTCTGGTTCGTATATCGTAGAAGAAACTCCCACATTACATTTTGTTGATTTTGCTGGTGTTCAGCTTGAGGATGGTACTGCCACTGGAGCTGGTGGTGATGGCGTTATTACTTTGAATGGTACAGATTCATCTTCATCAAATGCGAATGGTAGAATCATATCAGAGAAGTCTATATCGTTATCTGCCAATATTGTTATGAACAGTAGTGAGGATAGTGACCATGTTACAAGAACGGATGCCGGTGATGATATTCTACTTGACGGCACTGATTCTGATTCTACTAATGCCGGAGATTCTATGGAACTGGAAGATGCATCTTCTGGTATAGTTCTCAATAAAATTGGATTACAAGGAAATCAAGTATTAAACACAATACTGAATGAGGATGGTGGTTCGCAGCAACTTGAAACTTCAATGAAGGGTGCTGGTGCAAACCACGATGTTTCCCTTGTTTCTTTTGTTACGACAAAGATACACATTCCACTCTCCACACCAAGGCATCTATCAACTGGCTTGGTAACACTTGCAAGAAATCCCTTTCAATCTAAATCAAAATTTGAATTGGAAAAAGGAACTGCAACAAGTGGATATCTTTTGGTAGACAATGATGTATTTCAAGCAGGGCTGCCAGCAACAACAGGAGTTGGAACAGACGAAAAACAGCGAGCAGATTATGCTATAGATGCTGGTGAAAACTTTATTATGGAAGATGCGACAGACCCTAATAGTGATGCTAGCTTCACCTTTGAAAATCTTGGAAATTATTCTAACGATACTTTTGTAACAGAATTTGATGTTATTATATTAGAGCCCGCAACGACAGGTTGGACGGGTACTTCGGCCGATAAAATTCTTTTGAATGGAACTGATTCAGACGGTTCAAATGGGGGTGAGAATATAGTTTCAGAAGGTTCATCAAATGCAGGCGATACCCTAGTTCTTAATGGTACAGACAGTTCCAGCACTGGAGCGGGAGAAAAAATTCTTGGAGAGAGTGTGGTTCAATACGATTCCTTTACTCTATCAGACCTTGTTCAACCATCGTTACTTGTTTTGGATACGCATATAGAGACAAATTTTGGTCGTATAGGTGGGGTAAACCCAATACAGACAGTCATAGTTTTAGAAGAGAGTAACGAGAGTGGTTTCTTTATGCAAGAGAACGAAACAACTGCTTCTGGAGCTCATGGGGATAACATACTACTTGAAAGTAAAACTGGTTTTGGAACGAACAATAAACTGGAACTAGAGAGTGACAGAATAATAGTTGAAGATGAGATTAACGAAGGAACAATACCATTTCAGAATTATACAAACTCAACACTAGAACCTATTACAAGGTCTGCTGACATTTTGATTTCTGAGTATGGTGGAATAGATTTAGAAGATGAAACTGATGGTTCTTTATTACTCAATGGAACCGACAGTTCTTCCACAGATGCAGGCGAAAGATTTAGATTTGAACTTGCAACAGATGATAATATTACGATTAATTATCCTGCTGTATAGTAAAAACATTATAAATATGTTGTATAAATATATGCATAAATATAGTCATAACAAGGATTTACCATGGCAATAGCTGCAAGTTCAGTACTACCATCAAATAGTTTAGAAGATATGAGAATCGAGTTTAATAACTTGGTTTCTGATGTTACTGGTATTACCGCAACAAATAAATTTGATGCTTCTATTATATTTGAGGGTTCTACAGCTGATGCTTACGAAACGACACTGACTGTTACTGACCCGACAGCAGATAGGACATTAACATTACCAAATGCAACTGGCACAGTTGCTGTTTCTGATTCAGATATAGCTTTTGGAACATTGACTGTAAATACTGCCGCAGTACCAGATGCAAGTGATGGTGCAACACTTGGTTCTGCTTCTGCTGAATGGTCTGACTTATATCTTGCAGATGGTGGTATCATTTATTTTGGTGATGATCAAGATGTAACTCTAACTCATGTTGCTGATACAGGGTTACTTTTATCTTCTACTGATCAATTACAATTTGGAGATAGTGGCACATATATATTTCAATCAGCAGATGGTGTTCTTGATTTAGTATCTGATACAGAAATTGAAATTAATGCAACAACAATTGATATTAATGGTAATGTAGAAATTAGTGGTGACTTAACTGTTTCGGGTGATGACATTACTATGGGAACAAATACCTCTGGATATATACTTGTTGCTGATGGTACAAATTATAATCCAGTTGCGGTAAGTGGTGATGTAACTATGAGTGCTGCTGGAGCGATAACAATTGCGAATGATGCAATTGAAACCGCCATGCTAAATGATAATATAATTTCTGGTCAAACTGCTCTCACAAGTGGTCTTGCTACTACAGACGAATTATTATTAAGTGATGGCGGTACTCTTAAACGAGTGGATGTAAGTATAGTAACAGACTTGGCATCTGGCGATGCCACAGCATTAGCAATAGCTTTAGGATAAAAATATGGCAAATACATTTAAACTAAAAACAAAAGCGGGTGTTACAACACTTGCTACGGTATATACAGTTCCAAGTAGTACAACTGCAATTGTATTAGGTGCAATAATTGGAAATACCACAGCAAATTCTGTTAACTGCACAGTAACAGTTTCATCTGATACAAGTGATACTGAAACTAACGCTGATGTAGAAGTTTTAACTACCACACCAATTCCAGGCAATTCCAGTTTGGAACTTTTATCAGGAAACAAAATAGTACTTCAAACTACGGATTTATTTAAAGTGTATGCGACAGGTGCCGTAGATGTTACTTTATCAATTATGGAGATAACATAAAATGCCTTATGTAGGACCAGCTCCAACACCTAATGCACCTAAAGATTTACAGGGTGGAGAACTTATTCTTGATGCTGATAATGATACAACTATTACAGCAGATACAGATGATCAAATAGATATTAAAATTGCTGGTTCTGATGAAATAAAAATTACTGCTGCGATGATTGCACCTGCTTCAGCTGATGGTAGTGCATTGGGTGGAACATCTAATGAGTGGAGTGATCTGTATCTTGCAGATAGTAGTGTAATTTATTTTGGTGCCGATCAGGATATTACATTAACTCATGCAGCTGATACTGGTCTTACTACTAATGGTACATTTCAAGCAACAACAATAACTGCTACTACTGCTGTAGTTCCAGATGCAAGTGATGGTGCTGCACTTGGTACAACTTCATTAGAATGGTCTGATTTATATATTGCAGATGGTGGTGTTATTTACTTTGGTGACGATCAAGATGTAACAGTTACACATGTTGCTGATACAGCAATACAAGTGAATAAGGACGTACATGCCGAATCATTTAATCTACCTATAACTCTAAACGGTACTGATGGTTCTTCTACTCATGCTGGAGATAATATTATTCTTGATGCCAGTGCGGCAGGAACCGATGTTGGTGAACGATTATTGTATGAGGGTATTCCAGAAACAGCTATTACTGCGTTAGGTGGCGATGTTGATGGTGCTGATAATACGGTTTCCCGTATTAATCTTAAAGATTATGGTGAAATTACCACTGCAATTGGTAATATAGGAGGTGGTGATCAAACTATTGATTTAGAATTAGGCAATAATTTCACAGCTACTGTTAACTCTGCCACCACTACTTTCCATTTTTGGCATCCTACTGCTAGTGATGAACTATGTGGATTTACTCTCTTCCTGACCAACGGTGGCTCACAAACTGTGAATTGGCCCAGCACTGTCGATTGGGCTGGTGGGACGGCACCAACCCTAACGACTAGTGGTTTAGATATTTTGGTTTTTATAACTACCGATGGTGGCACCATTTGGCATGGCATGGTTGCTAGTGCGGATAGTAAATAAGAGGAATATTAAATGCCAAATTTTAGACGAGGAATGATGGGTGCTGCTGGCACCAGCAGCTATTCTGGAACTTGGTGGATGTGGGGAAGTGGCTATCGAGGTTCGATGGGAGAAAATACGGCTGACCTGACTAGTCCTACTCAGTTTGCGTCAGGAGAAGATGATTGGGCCTTTCCTGCCATGGGAGCTGGTAGTGGTGTTTTCATAAAGTCGGACGGCTCCCTTTGGGGTAAGGGTGATAATAGGGGGGGTCAATTAGGAGATGGTACTGTTGTAACCAAGTCATCTCCAGTTCAAATTGGATCTTTAACCGATTGGTTTTTTGCTCGCTGCTGTGGCGTTGCTCCTAATGGCTTTACAATAGCTGTTAAAACGGACGGCACTCTTTGGGCTTGGGGAAATAATGCTAAGGGTCAATTAGGACAAGGCAATGTTGTGGCCACATCTTCACCTGTTCAAGTTGGGTCGCTAACCGATTGGAAGGGCAATTCTAGTGATGATTTAGAGGCAGGATTGCCATTAAAATTATGGGCAGGTAATGTCTCATGGGGTGCCATAAAAGATGACGGCACCCTCTGGACATGTGGAGGTTCGTACGGAAAGCCCATCGGCGATGGAGAGGGTATCAGTAGAAGTTCTCCTGTTCAAGTTGGATCAGACACCAATTGGGAGAGTCTCGGCGGTGGAGATACACACATCCTGGCTACTAGAACAAATGGCACTCTTTGGGCCTGGGGAAATGGGGGTTATGGTCGGTTGGGAATTGGGACTGTGCTACACGTTTCTTCTCCGACTCAGATAGGGTCACTAACCAATTGGTCCAACGCATCAGGCGGGCAGGAATCTTCTCATGCCATAAAAGATGACGGCACTCTTTGGGGCTGGGGTAGGGCGGATTATGGTCAAGTTGGCAACAATCAGACGGCTATCGTTTACTCTTCCCCTATTCAGATAGGGTCGCTAACCGATTGGTCGATTTCTACAGACGCGAATGGGGCTGGATCGACTGCTTTTGCTCTGAAAACAGACGGATCGTTATGGGCATGGGGTGCAAGCCTTAGTAATGGAAGAGTGGGAGATGGAACTACTACTAACAGAAGTTCTCCAGTTCAGACAGCTGGTTCCTACACAGATTGGGGGAAACTTGTATCCGCTGGCGCACAAGGCACGTGGGCGATAAGAGTATGATATTTTTATCATATATGCCTCGCTCTGGCTCAACCCTATTAGCTTCTCTTCTCAACCAACGACCCGATACCTATGCCAGCCCGACAAGTAATCTTTGTAATACGATGGGGGAAGTTATAAAGGCTTGGGTAAAGTTACACGAGACTAAAGCCAGTAATGGTAAGGACAAAGACCTTATACGGATGCTTGCTGCTATGATGGAGGCACGTTACGACACCGACAAGTTGGTGTTTGACAAAAATTATAAGTGGTCGTCACCCGTCATTACTCAAACTTTGCTCAAGTTTACCGACGTTAAGATTGTTGCCACAGTACGCCCAATGGCTGAATGTCTTGCGTCTTTTGCTAAAATTTCAAAGACTACAGATATGGAAGCATTCATTAATAGTCCTCTGGTAGAGTATGTACTCCACTCATACCACACCATAAAAGATGGATATGAAAAGTTTCCAGATAAGTTCTTATTGATTAACTATGATGATTTAGTTGCTAATACGCAGACTCAGTTAGATCGTGTTTCTGATTTCGTCGGCATAGACAAGTTTACTCACGACCTAATGAATGTCCCTGATAGTGATGAGCAAGACGAGGTGTGGGAGATTCCTGATCTTCATAAGGTGCGTAAGAAGGTTTCTAAGCAGAAGTATTCTGCCCGTAAAATTTTGGGTGATAAGTTATTTGAGACATTTCAAGGTGGTGAGTTCTGGAACGACAAACCAGAGCCTGTCCGAATTAAACAGCCAATACACATACAGTATGATGCATTGATGAAAGGTGACTTCAAGAAGTCAAAGCAATTGGCTTATAAAAACTTGAAAGAGTTTCCAAATGATCCAGACATTGCCTTCAATGCAGGATGGGCGAAACTCTCTGAGGGTAAAGTAGCAGAAGGTTACAAACTCTTGGATGAAGGTCGTAGAACAACCGCATGGGGCGATCCGTTTCAATCCTCGCAACCAATGTGGAACGGTGAAAAAGGCGTAGTTTTGCTTCGTCTTGAACGTGGATTAGGCGATCAACTGCATCAAGTAAGATACGCCAGAGATTTAAAGGCTGCGGGCTGTACTGTAGTTGTATCTGCACAGAGCCAACTTGCAGAGGTTATAAGTACTATGCCTGAAGTGGATGTAGTTGTTCAGCATGAGGCAGCGACAGGAGTGTACCATGATTACTTTTTACCAGCCATGTCCGCTCCTATTCAACTGGGATATAAAACAAATGCTGACTTAGACGGAACACCTTATATTCCAAGACCTGATGTTAAGGTAGTACCTAATCGTGCTGGGTTGCGATGGAGTGGTTTACCTGCTTATGAAAACCAAACTAAACGCTTGTTCCCGCACGAATTACTTTTTAATACAATGAAAAATAGAGCTAATTGTATCAACCTACAAAGAGATGAAGGTGCTGAACATTGCCCCAATTGGGTTGAACAGGTTGATTTATCAACATGGACAGCCACTGCCAAAGCCCTAGCAAGTTGTGAATTTGTTGTTACATCGTGTACAGGTGTGGCCCACTTGGCTGGAGCTATGGGTGTACCAACTAAGGTAATTATCCCAATAGTTCCGTATTATTTATGGACGTACCCCGGCTCATCTACACCATACTATGATAGCGTCAGTCTTTTACGGCAAACAAAGCCAGATGATTGGTTAGCTCCATTCATCGAATTAGCTGGTACATTGGAGACACGCCTTGCAGCTTGACATATTCCTACGCACTTACGATGGGGATAGTGTGCATCCCAGAAGGTTCGACAAGCCAAAGAAAGATATTGTTTGGCGCTGTGTTCGTTCACTTTGTACTGCGATCAAGGCGCTACCAGAACAACCACACTTAACTATACTAGACGATCATTCCACTGCTGAGACAGTACAATTTCTGCGTGATGAGACTGCTTTTCTTGGAGAGAATATAACGATCCAAACGCTAGAAGGTACTGGCAATAATGACAGTATGTTGGCTGGTCTTACTTTAGCAAAGGAAAGTACCGCTGATCTAGTTTATGTTGTCGAGGACGATTATTTACATTACCCAAATGCCTTAACAGTGGCATTAGAGACATGGAAGAAATTCAGGCCGTGTTGTCCTCTTCCCTTTATGGCTATGACTCTTGTTGATTGTCCTTCCAACTACATAGATGAGCCAGACGACCTTGAGGGTTTGCCCCGCAATGACAGGGGTGACGGTTCTATTGGCATGATTGTCGGGGGCACTGACCGTCCTTGGCGAACTATAGGTCATACGGGCGTTACCTTTTTATTGGAAAAGGGTGTCTTGCAAAAGCATTGGGAACCCTTCAACGAGATAGCTAGGTACTGGCCTTATCTTGAGGAGCGTTGCACAATTAATAAACTGTGGAACACAGAGGTTGGACTACTTGGGCCATTAGTTCCGCTATCGTATCATTTATGGGAAGATCACCCATTTTATCCCGTAGGTGATTTATGGGAGCAAAACGAAAAAAAGATTCCCACAAAGATTAAGAGGCAAGCACAAGTTAATAATGGCAGCATAAATTATATGGATGCGTTACCTATATCTGTATAAATAGATATGAAATAAAATTGAGAATATTAAGGAGTAACTAAAGTGTATGCACATGTTAAAGAAGACGGCACTGTAGATTATTTGGGCGCATTGCCTAAAAAGTGGGGAAATATATCTGGTTTGCATTTGTCTGATGGTAATGATGAATATCTCAAGACTTTAGGCTGGCTCCCGTTGGTGGAAACAAACGTCACCCTTGGCACCAATCAAACATTTGATACGGATGTAATTACCGCCGAAGAAGATAGAGTTACTTTAGTGCATCGCGTAAGGGATATGACATCAGAGGAAATAACCTACCGTGATAAAGTTTATATGGAAGATTTACGGGAACAAAGAAACCAAAAACTTTTAGATTCCGATTGGACACAAGCGCCGGATCATTCTTCTCCTTTATCCAACACCAAGAAAGCTGAATGGACTACTTATAGACAATCTCTTCGCAATCTGCCAGCAACAGCAGATATGACTAAATGGCCTGGAATTACTTGGCCTACAGAACCTTCGTGATGATATTGTAGGAATATATATAAAAGGTTAGGAAATAAAAAATGGCAGTAACAAAAATCAAAGAAGCTGGTCTGGGAACAGATTCATTTAATCTTCCTGTAACTCTCAACGGCACAGATGGTTCATCTACTGATGCTGGAGATAATATCGTTCTTGACGCAAGTGCATCAGGAGTAGATGCTGGTGAACGATTACTGTATGAAGGTATTCCACCAGATTTTAGCACAATTCCAGACCTTGTAACGGCTATAGATGGTACTGGAGATAATAATGTTCGATTTGGTAAAGATGCTGGTAGTGGTATAACTGGAGGCGATGGTAATACTGCTATTGGCAAGAATGCTGGAAATGCAATTACGACAGGGAATTATAACACAATTATGGGTTATGGTGCTGGCGATCTCATCACTACTGCCAGTTCAAACACTGCCATTGGCAACAATGCTTTAGCTGCTAATGCAACCGACGTAGGTGAGAATACCGTAGTGGGCGCTGGTGCTATGGTATCAAATACTGTTGGATACCGAAATTCAGTGTTGGGTGCTTATGCCCTAGATGCAAACACTACAGGTGATAATCATGTAGCAATTGGATATGCAGCTTCAGGTGCGAATACCACGGCAGATGATAATGTAGCCGTTGGTGCTTATGCTCTTAGTGCAAATACCACAGGTCATAATCTAGTAGCAGTAGGAACAAATGCTGTTGATGCCAATACGACAGGTACGCATAACGTAGGAGTGGGCCATCATGCTCTTGGTGCAAATACGACAGGAGCAGGTAACGTAGCAGTAGGAATAAATGCCGGTGATGCTCAAACAACCGCTTCTAATAATGTGGCTGTGGGATATGGTGCATTGGGTGCTGCCACAACAGGTGCTTCTAATGTGGCAGTTGGCAAAGATGCTGGCGATGCTATCACAACGGGTGCTGGTAATACCTTGGTTGGATTAGATTCTGGTGGTGCTCTAGATGGTGGAAACTTTAATGTCGCAGTCGGTTATCAAGCTCTATTAACAGAAGATGCTGAAAGCTATAATACTGCTGTTGGTACTTATGCTATGAAAGTAGCCGATGGTGCTAACCATACAGTTGCTGTTGGTTATAATGCCGGTGTTGCGATTACAACGGGTGATAGGAATATCTTGCTGGGCTCTGGTGCTGGTGCAGCAGTGACAACGGGAGGAAGTAATATAGCCATTGGTTATAATGCTATGGATGCTCTTACAACTGCTAATAACAATGTTGTAATTGGAGATGGTGCTGGCACA